TCACAGATGAAATATCCTTGGTTTGCTCCGAAGATGCAAATATTTGAATCTGGAGATGTACAGGATATGTGTGGAGAGGATGTCTCATTCTGCTTGGATGCAAAGGAGGCAGGATTCCGTATTATGTGTGATCCACGAATTCGTGTAGGACATGAAAAAACAAGAATTATATAGTATCTCCCACGAAGATAAGATTCTTTATGAGGGTCTTACAGAGGAGGAATATATGGACAAAATGCAAGACTTAGCAGATGAGTATTATGAAAATGGTACACCGCATCCGCTCGAACTTAGAACATCAGTAACAAAAAATGGCAAAAACATTTAGTATGGGCGACACGATTGAAAGTCGTCCGAAAAAAACTCGTCAAGGAAAGGGAAAACACTCAAAATACTCGGCAACATCCCGTAACTCGGCTCGTAAAAGATACAAAGGTCAAGGAAAATAAAGAATGTCTACTTTGATTGCGAATCTACCTTCCTATGAAGTATGGGTGAGAAAGGAATACTTAACTGACCATAAGAGTGGTCATGGTGAATTTGTGAAAGGAGTGTGGGTATCTGCGAAAAGTATACCTGGTCGTGCGTTTTATTTTGAAACTTACCTACCTGAGTATGCTGCAATGTTCGATAAACTGCCGATTTCTGCGTTTACAAGTGATCCAGAGACTCCAAAACCCGATATGACACTACATAATCTACAGTTTTGGAACTGTATGGACTATGGTGTGGTTGCAGTACAGAAGCAATTTATCGGAAGTATGCACTATGAAGTGATGACAAGGGATTTTGGCAATCAAACAGGCACTTATATCTGCACTTTAGACAATTATCACTCAGATGTAGACGCAATTGACTACTCAACGAGTGAACAACCTGCTGAACATAAGTCTCATAACCTCTTAGAACTCGATAATGGGCAGTTTTGTCTCTATCCAAACAATAGAATGAGGATTTACGACAACAGTATTACCCCAGAAACACCAAAAGTGCCTGATTTTAAGGTTTCAACAGTGTATTATCAGGTAGAAAATGGTCATGACCGTGATGGATTGGGTTCAGAAGAGAATTATTTTTGGAAAACAGCAAAAGAAAGAGCAAAAAAAGACGAAATTGAACCAGAATTAGGATAAATAATAACATTTACAAAAAAGTGTCATAAATAAAACAGGAAACAACTGTTTACATGGCAATAAAACGGATATCAAGAGAATTTAAAGACATTTCTTTGTCTTTTAGTCCTCATCCTGTTACAAAAGACCTTCCAATACTCAAAAATGAGAACGCAATTAAGGCGTCTGTAAGGAATTTGGTGCAAACTATTCCAACTGAGAGGTTTTTTAACCCAATTTTGGGATCTGAGGTGAGAGATAGTCTTTTTGAATTTGTAGATTATGGTACTGCATCCGTTATACAAGAGCAAATTGAGATAACTCTTGAAAATTTTGAACCTAGAATAGATAATGTCAGAGTTGAAGTGGAACCAAGACCAGATTTGAACGAATTTGAGGTTACGGTGTTTTTTAATATTGTTGGACAGCAAGTTCCTGCACAAGAATTTACGTTTATACTCGAAGCAACAAGATAAATGCCTTTTACTAAGTTTACAAACCTCGATTTTGATCAAATCAAGACCTCAATTAAAGATTATATTCGTGCAAACTCAAATTTTACGGATTTTGACTTTGAAGGATCAAATTTTTCGGTTTTAATTGATACTTTAGCATATAATACGTACATTACAGCATTTAATTCCAACATGACTGTGAATGAGTCATTCTTAGACTCTGCAACACTTCGTGAAAACGTAGTTTCTCTTGCTCGAAACATCGGTTATGTGCCAAAATCAAGAACTGCTGCTCAAGCAACGGTCTCCTTTGACGTAACAACAAGTGGAAACACCCCTTCTCTCACTTTACAAGCAGGTTTAGTCTGTGTAGGCAGTTATAATGATACGTCTTACGTATTTTCAATACCAGAGTCAATTACAACAACCACAACTCAAACATCAGACGCAAGTGGTAACATAATTTCAAGCACAGGTTCGTTCAATAACATAGTCGTATATCAAGGAACATACTTAACAAAGACATTTACAGTAAACGGATCACTTGATCAACGATTTTTGATTGATAATTCATTTGTTGACACTTCAACTATCAAAGTATATGTCAGAGGAACAGCTGAATCAGATGATCCTGGTTTTGGTAAAGAATATCAGAAAGTAGATAATATATTAAACATATCAAGTATATCAGAAACATTTTTAATACAAGAGGTCACTGATGAGAGGTACGAACTTCTATTTGGTGATGGTATATTCGGTAAGAAGATTGAAAATGATGCTCTAATAACAGTTACATATATTGTAACTGATGGAACTGAAGGAAATGGTGCTGCTTCCTTCTCATATGCAGGAAGTGTTGCCACATCTTCAAATCAAATACAACTACCAACATCCTCACCAACGATAACGACTGTTTCATCGGCATCTAATGGTGGTAATATTGAATCTATTGACTCAATTAAGTATTTTGCACCCAGACTGTACTCATCGCAATACAGAGCAGTTACATCAAGGGATTATGAGTCTGTTATTCAACAAATATATCCAAATACTGAGTCAGTTTCAGTTGTTGGTGGTGAAGAGTTAGACCCACCTGAGTTTGGAACTGTTTTTATCACCATAAAACCAAAAAACGGTGAATTTGTATCAGATTTTGATAAACAGTCAATATTATCCAATCTAAAGAATTATACATTAGCTGGTATTAATCAAAAAATATTAGATCTAAAATTATTATATGTTGAATTAGACTCATTTGTGTATTATGACCCATCTAAGGTATCAACTGTCTCTGATTTGAAAACTAGAATAACAACTGGTCTTTTATCCTATGGATCATCAACTGATTTAAACAAATTTGGTGGTAGATTCAAGTATAGTAAAATTTTGAAAGTTATTGATAATATTGATGATGCAATAACATCAAATATAACAAGAGTTATCATTCGTAGAAATTTGAGAGCATTAACTAATCAGTTTGCTCAATATGAATTATGTTTTGGTAACAGTTTTCATATTAATCCAGAAGGACGTAATATAAAAAGCACTGGTTTCACAATTCAAGGTGTAACAGACACTGTTTATATTACTGATATTCCAAATAAAAATTCTGATGGTACACTTGATGGAAGTGGAAAGGGTATTTTAGCAATTGTTAGGGCAAATACCGATGCATCTACTAATCTTGTTGTTGCATCAGCTGGTATTGTTGATTACACACATGGTGAAGTCATAATATCAACAGTTAATATAACGTCAACAGTAAAAACCAATAATATTATTGAAATACAAGCATTTCCTGAGTCAAACGATGTAATAGGTTTAAAAGATTTATATTTGAGTTTTTCCGTTGGTGATAGTAACATAAATATGGTTAAAGACACAATTACCTCTGGTGAACAAATATCAGGTGTCGGTTATAAGGTTACATCAAGTTATTCAAATGGAGTGTTGGTAAGAGGATAATATGATAACTACTGGAATTGATAAAAGAGTCAAAGTCCATCAGATAATTGAAAACCAACTACCAGAGTTTTTAGTTTCTGAAAGTCCAAAAGCAGTTGATTTTCTTAAGCAGTATTATATCTCTCAAGAATATCAGGGAGGTCCTATTGACCTGACTGATAATTTAGATCAGTATTTAAAATTAGATAATTTAACACCTGAAGTTGTAGTTGGTGAGACAAAATTAACAAGTGCTTTAACAATATCGGATACTACAGTTAATGTTAGTAGTACTAAAGGATTTCCAAATACTTATGGTCTTTTTAAAATTGAAGATGAGGTAATAACATATACTGGCATAACTACAAATAGTTTTACTGGTTGTATTCGTGGTTTTAGTGGTATAACAACATATCATGCAGAAAATGAACCAGGTGAACTTGTATTTACTGATTCTTCATCTACAAGTCATGATACAGATGCAACTGTAGTAAATTTAAGTGCTTTATTTTTAAAAGAATTTTATCAAAAAACAAAAAAATTACTTACACCTGGTTTAGAAAATACAAAGTTTGTTGACAACCTAGATGTAAGTAATTTCATTAAAAATTCAAAGTCATTATATCAATCAAAAGGAACAGAAGAGTCATTTAGAATATTATTCAATATTTTATACAATGAAACTCCCAAAATTTTAGATTTAGAACAATATTTAATAAAACCATCTACAGCAGAATTTATAAGAAGAGAAATAATTCTTGCAGAGGCAATATCAGGAAATCCAATTAATTTAGTTGGACAAACTATCATAAAATCAACAGATAGTGCTACTAGAGCGGCAATATCAGAGGTAGAACCTTTAACTAGAAGTGGAAAGGTTTATTATAAGATTGGATTGTTTGTTGGATTTAACGAAGTAGACTTAATTGAAGGTACTTTTAGTATCACTAACAAAACAAAGGTTATTGGTGATGTTGCGATTGGATCTTCAGTGATTACTGTTGATTCTACTGTGGGGTTTGGTCAAACTGGTACTCTTGTATCTGGAATTAGCACTAATATCTATTACAGTGATAAATCTGTTAATCAATTTTTTGGATGTGAAAACA